GCTTCTAGGGCAGGCTGGATCCAGTTGCGGCCGGGTACAACGGTGCCACGGCTGGTGGTGTAGCCGGTCAGCACAAGAGCGGAATACGGTGCATTCCAGCGGTACACGAGCTGGGTGGCAGACGAGCGGATGCGCTCCTGTGAGTTCATCAGCTTGCCAAGGTCAACAATGTTGCGTGGCGTCGTGACCTTCTCGCCATTGCGGCGGTGTGTGATGCGCGGCTTACCAGCTTTGGGGTGCCCGGCTGGCCATATCGGCTCCCAGTCGTAGCGGACCGTCTTCATCTCCTGCTTGAACTGCGGGTAGATCACCTTGTCGTAGGCGGTCAGAATCGCTGGGATGCGCAGCTTGAGCTGCGTGCTGTTCCACCCGGTCAGCTTGTACGTGGCCCGGACCTGGACGGCCATCAGCTCTGCACGTAGCGGACCAAGCGGATCTTGTCGCCCAGCACCTGCTGCAGCGTGCTGCCGATGGTGCCGGTGCTGCCGTAGGGGAAGCGGCTGCTGATCACCTCACAAGGCACGCTGCCTTGGCTGGCGAAGTTGAGGGTGCCGGTGATGCCGGGTTTAATGCGAGCGTCGAGGGCTTGCGGGCTGACGGCATAGCCCTCAAAGACCTCCACGTCGGCATCAATGCCGGGCAGGTTGGAGCCGTTGCTGCTGCCCTGGCGAAGGTACAGCGTGACGGTCAATGTTTCGGTGGCTGGAGTGATGTTGCCGGTATCAGGATCGGTGAAGGTGCCAACGGTCGGCAGGGTGAAGACTGCGGAAGCGTTAGCGAGGCCAGCGAGTGCGCTTGTCATGGCCTAGGTTGCAGCGGCGGCAACCTTGAGAAAGATGGTTGGTTGGCGTGGGAGAGCTTGGCAGTGTTCTGCTGTCGGTTGGCGTTGACGACGCACCGTTGAGAGCTGGGTTTGAGCGAGCGCGGCAGCTGGCGCAGCGTGCTGGGGATGCGATCGTCAAAGGCTTGTCGGGTAATGGCGGGACACTGAACGGCCTCAACCTGAAGCTGTCGCTGCTGCAGACTGAACTTGGCAAGGTTCAGATTGGGACCAAGTATTTTAGAGAACTGCGGCAAGAAATTGAGAAAACCCAGAAAGCATTAGACAAAGCCCAAGGCGTTGGCGGTGGTGGCGCAATCTTTGGCGGGCTGGCAGGAGGCCTAGCAGGAGTTGGACTAGGAGCGGCAGGTGTCAACTTTCTGAGAGAGTCAATCAACGCAGCTGTAGAGCTGGAGAGCATTACTAAAAAGCTCACAAATACCCTTGGCGACCAAGGTGCCGCCGGTGCTCTGAGTTTTACGCAAGGTCTCTCGGACAAGCTTGGGCTGAGCTTCAAGACTTTGGCCAACAGCTTTGGGAGCTTTACAGCAGCCGCAAGTGCTGCCAACGTTCCGCTGGATGTTCAGAAAAATCTGTTTGCGGCGGTTGCTCGCGCTGGCCAGCAACTTGGATTGAGCAACGATGAGATCAATGGCAGCCTCTTGGCTCTGCAGCAGATTGCGTCAAAGGGCAATGTGCAAATGGAAGAGCTGCGCGGGCAGCTTGGTGAGCGTCTACCGATTGCATTTGCGGCTGCGGCTAATGGTCTTGGGGTCACACAACAGCAGCTCATCAAGCTGATTGAGACTGGCAAGCTCAGTGCTCAAGACTTTTTCCCGGCGCTTACCAAAGGCCTGAATGACCTGACTGCCTCCTCCTCAGGGGCTCCAACGGCCGCACAGAACTTTCAGAAGCTTGCCAATGCTTGGGACAAGCTTCAGACAAGCTTTGGAACCAACCTGCTGCCGACAGTCACTGCGACAGTCAACGATCTGACAAAGGTTCTCAATGACTTTGGGACAAGGGGTGAAGCCGACCGGCTTGGCCTGAACTTTGTGCCGCCTGACCTGGCTAGGCAGGTTATTGACAGGATCCAAAAGATCCGCGAGGAATATGGCCTTACTCAAAAGCAAGCTGGAGCACTGTTTACCGATGCGGCAAAACTCAGCGGTTTAGAGCTTGGAACATTTGGCACAGGCCTTGACCTCAAGAACCTTGAGCAGACGTTGAAGCTGCTGCCAGGTCTTGCCGAAGACTTCCAGTCCAAGTGGGGCAAGGGGAACAAAGACCTGCTGAGGCAGCGGGCAATCCTTGGCGAGCTGACTGTCATTGCTACTAACCGGTACGCCAAACAAAGCCAAGAGGTTCAGCAGATCGCTGCTGTCAACAAGCTGGTTGCCAAAGGCAGAGCGGACATTGATAAAGCCTTTAGCCTGTACACAAAGCTCCAAGATCCAAAGGTCGGCGCCAGCACTGATCAGCTGAACGATGCTGCAGAGCTGGTCAAAAAGTCCTATCAGAACTTCCGTGAGCTGATGGTGCAGGGCGCCCGTGATGTGGCAGACATCCTCACCGCAGCCGTCAACAGGCTGACCGATGCCAAGTTGTCCCTAGCCAATCTGCGCGGTGCTGCTGACCAGGGCCTGAACAAGTACCTCAGCCCAGAGCAGAAGCAGCTACGACTCAACAATGCCGTCAGCTCACTTGGGCCTGACCTTGAGCGCGCGATCACGGTGGCTGGTCAGCTGCTGCGCCAGCAGGGCGTCAGCCTGGACAAGACGCTGCTGGCTGATCTGCGTGGCATTGTGGCCGGTGCTCAAGGGAAGACGCAGACGGTCGGCACAATCAACGGCGTGCCGCTGACTTCTGCTGCAGGACCGCAGGCCACAACAACAGGGCTCGACCGTGTGCAGCAGTTCATCCGTGATGCGTTGGGCGAAAACTCGGCAATGATCGCGGTGCAAACCGCGACGCAAAACCTGAGTGAGATCAATGCCCAGTTAGCAACGGTCAACGGCAACCTGCTGAAGCAAGTGCAGGCGCTTGCGCAGAAGCAGTGGCAGGTCAACGTCAACGTTCCCGGCGGCACCGCCAGCGGTGATGTCCTCGGCCCCGTCAACGCAGGCTTCTGATCATGACCGTCACCCTCGGCACCTTCACCTGCTCGGCCCTGACCGCTCAGCCCTTCGCCTACGAGGGTGATGCCCGCACAGGCCTCACGGCCCGCACGTTCCGCATCAGCGGCCTGCTCACGACCAGCCAGTGGCAAGCCCTGATCAGTGAATACAACACCTGGCGCAACACGCGGATCACCGATGCCGACACGCTGAGCAGCGGCACTGTGGGCACCACCATCGCGCTGTCAGTCAGTGCCAATGGCGTCAGCGTCAGCAGCTTGGCCTGTTGGTTTGTGGAACCGCCCAGCGGTGAGCAGGCCGGGGCGTTCATCAATGCGAGCGCCACGCTGGTGGATGCAACGCAGGCTCTAGCGGTGCTGCTGCGGGAGCAGGAGAAGAGCCGGCAGAACAGTGAGGCCAATGTGCCCAGCATTGGCACCGTGACCCTGACGCGTGGTAGTGGTACCTCGCCGGTGATCACGCTGACCAAGCCAATGCTGACCCGTCAGGACGGGCCGAGTGTGGCGCTGACGGCAACCGGCGTGAGCTATGTGACCGGTGCACTGGTGGCGCACAAGGTGCGCCAGATTGAGGGCTACATCACCACCGGCACCTATGACGACGTGCTGTCGTGGTACGACGAGACCATTGCAGCCGTCCCGAGCAGCAGCAGCTGGTTCCCGATCTCGGCGCCAACGGCTACCGCTGAGGTGATCATCAGCGGCGGTGCCAAGAGCACCCGTTACAACGTGAGCCTGACGGCGCTGCAGATCATCTGAGATGGCCATTGACATCCGCGCCACGGTCACCTGCAGCCTCGGCACCCTGATCAGTGCCTCGATCAGCGACGACTACGTGCAAGGCACGGGACTGATCAAGTGCAAGGGCAGCTGTGAGCTGAGCGGCATCGTGACGCCGGACGTGGGCACAGCGGTCACCTTCAGCTACACGCAGGACGGTGTGACGCGTCAGGTGCCGCGCAAGCTGCGCGTGATGAGCAGCTTTGCTGATCCGTTCCGCCGCACCACGAAGGTGGAACTGGGTTGCAAACTCACGTATCTGCAGGATCTGCAGGAGCCGGTGGACTGGACGCCGTTTGACGACATCCTCAACAACGACTTCACCGTTGACGACGCCAAGATCGTCACCATTCCCATCCACGCCAGCAGCGTGATGGACAAGTGCCTTGATGAGCTGGGCATCACGGCAGACACCAACCCGCTGACCAACAAGTTCAGCATTGCGCGGTTTGACTTCGGCCCCGGCTACGTCAACGTGCTCAGCGACCTGCTGGTATCCGAGAGCTACTGCGCGTACCTCAACAAGGACGAGGAACTGAAGGTCTTCTCGCTGGACGAGAAGGGCGGCACCGGTCCGGTGATTGAGGCGGCCCAGATCATTGACCTTGGCAGCATCGGCGTCGGCCAGCTGCCTGGTGAGGCGGTGGTGGTGAGCTACAGCACGCTCAAGCTGAACCCACCGGATCCCGGCAGCACAGGCACGGTCAACTGGGAGGAACAGGAAACGGTGCAGGTGCTGCAGCCGAAGGTGGTGGCCTATGGCACCAATCAGAGCCGCACGTTCACCGGCCGCCAAGTGACCAGCACCGTCACGGAATACGAGACGCTCAGCCTGGCCACGGCCGTGAGCACCGGTTCGTGGTTCTACTGGCAATCGCTGGAGCAGTACCGCGACGTGGTGGCATCACGCACCACCACGGTCACCAGCCCTAGTGCCTACGTGGAGGAAAACCGCGTGGTGCAGCTGCTGAACAACGGTGTGGCGTATGCCAACACCGACATCGTGTCCAGTCAGACGGTGGAGACGACCACCTACGCGATGACAACAGCTGAGCCGCTGCGCACCGAGACCCTGCGCTACGAGGATCGGCGTGTGGCCTACAGCCGGCTGGGTCTGCAGCTGGTCTACAGCGCCAGCGATTACGTCAACCCCTCAGGGCTGGTGCTGGTTGGCAAGACGGTCGTGGAGTACGAGCGCAGCGGTGACTTCACCAAGACGGTGACGAGCGAGTACGTCTGGGCGCCGGAGCGGCAGGTGGGGTCACAGGCCGTGGCCGAGGCTCGTGATGTGTTTGCCGATGCCACTGAGGTGGCGGCCTATCTGGGCTCCATTGATGGCGTGCTGGTTCATGCCGGCACCACGGTGTCCACGACGCAGCGCGGGGTGACGACCTACGAAGGCCGGCCCAATGGCGCGGAACGCACCAACGCAGCCAATGCCAGCGGCGGGGATCCCAACAACGGGTGGCGCACCGAGAGCACCGCAGAGCTGGAGCTGGCGCTGGGCAGCGCGACGGCGCAGCGGCGCATTGAGTTCAGCCTGCCCTATGCCCCGGATGACACGTTCACCAAGGCCGGCAGCCCGCCGACCTATGGGTCAACGGCCAGTGATGCAGCGGAGAAAGCCTCGCGCTACGGGCGCTGCCAGAACCGGTTGCTGCTGGGCAACCGCAGCGGGATGAACCTTCAGCTTGAGGCCAAGCGGATGCCATCGGCACCGTTCAAGCCGATCGTGGTCAAGGCCAACGGGCTTTCGGCGCTGTACCGCACCAATGGAACCAGCTGGCAGATGGATGCGAGCGGCATCTTGGCCAGCACGGATGCGCTGTTCTGGGGCGCTGTGGGCGGCACAGGCACGTTCTGGTTCCCTGTGGCGCCTGGTATCACCACGCTGCCAACCACACCAGCGGTGGTGGATGGCGCCATGACGGTCAGCGCTGTGGTGCCGGTCTGGAACGAGACTGTGGCAGCCGTGGCCCGCACCAGCACCAAGCTGGAGGTGACCAGCCTCTCGTACTCGCTGACCCTGCTCACTGAGCTGGTTCTTAAGACGCGGACTGCTGTTGATGTAGTGAGCGCCAAGGCCGCTGTTCCGGCCACAGCGCTCTGGACGCTGGCAGCAGCAGTGCCTGTGATCCGCACAGGCGCCAGCGTCAGAGCTGATGCAACCCCCATTGGCCTTGCTGCACCTGCACCGATTGTCAGCACTGGGGTTGCGGTTGAACCACCAGCTTGTGATTTTGCTGTGGCTGCCCTAGCACCTGTTGATGTGGGCACCATGTTGGTAGTGCAGCCACCGACAGCTGAGCTGGGCGTTACAACGCCGGTGGCCGAGCTTTCGGCTGGCAAGGTGCTTGAGGTGCCAAGTGCTGGCATCACGGTTGCGGCCCCCAATCCATCAGTGCCGCAATCAATAATCTACCCTAACTTCTCATCAACAGCTGGCCTGAACCTCGTCAGCACATTTGGCGTTGTCAGCAACGCGCTGTATTTGACAAACACCACATCAAACGATGTAGGCAACGTGTGGATGGCAAATACAAATACCTACAACAACAACTTCTCCGTGGAGTGGGTGTTTGAGATTGGCGGCGGTGGTGGTGCGGACGGCTTCTGCATCCAGTGGCACACAGCCAACAACGTCAACGGCGGTCAAGGCGGCGATGGTGGAAGGGTGTCCAGCACCAACGTCGCCAATGCGTTTACCTTCAACACCTTCGGGACGGACGTTGTGAAGTGGCACAAGAACAACATCCAGCAGAACAGTCAGAACTGCGCCCTCGCCGGTGCGACATGGCGTACCACGGTGTACTACTGGCTTGACTACGACCATGCCCTCTCGGAGGCCAAGCTGTACTACAGCACCACCTCAACAAAGCCAAGCAGCCCGCAGCACACCTACAGCTCGTTCAGCTTTGGTGCCACGGCGTACTACTTGGGCTTCGGTGCTGGCACCGGCGGCTCCAACGACAACCACATCCTCAAGAGCTTCGGCATCTATCTCTGAGCTGGAGGCAAGCTAGGTACACCGGACTCCACGGTAGTCATGCCCGTCACTGTTTCTGTCTATAACCACACGGCGAAGCTGTTTGCAGACGGGTCTAATGCTGCCGCAGATTCGTACAAGGTGATGCTTTGTACTGCGGCGACCTTCAACGCAGCTGATACAACACTGGCCGGCATTACCAAGACAGAAGTTGCGAACGGCAACGGCTACACCACCACTGGCAAAGCGCTGACCAACGTGGCTGTAACGACCGTGACAACCAACGATGCCAAGTTTGACGCCGATGATGTCGTGTGGAGCGCCAGCGGCGGGGCGATAACTGCCAGCTACGGCATCTTGTATAACGATACTGATGCCAATGATCCGCCACTGGCCTTTCTTGACTTCGGCGGATCGCAGTCAGCTGGCGATACAACCGACTTCAAGATTATCTGGAACGCCAGCGGCATCTTCACCTTCACGGTGGCCTGATAGATGGCAACCACTACCACGATCAGCCAGAAGGAACTGAAGCGTCAGGCCGGGCTGGTGTTTGAGGGCAAGACGCTCAAGGTCATGTTGTGCTCTGTGGGAGCTACCGGCTACACAGCGGAAAGCACGGTGGCCAACTGGCAGAGCGTGGAGAAGTCCGGCAACGGCTACGTGCGCTATTCCACCACGATCGGCACCGGCGCCTATGACGCCACCACCGGAACCTACAAACTGCCGGACATTGACGCCGCCTTCACTGCCACCGGCGCGGGTTACAGCTATGACCGCATCGTGCTCTACATCGACGGGGAGACCTACATCCACAGCCTGATCGCTGAAGATCCAAACATCACCCTCTCCGCCGGCCAAACGCAGACGTACCGCCTCAGCCTGCGATGCGATGACTAATGAGCACGCAGATCAACGTCACCGTTGGCAAAGCCGGTCTCAGCGATCAAGCCAAGCGCCAGACGACGGCCAACCGCCAGGCCAAGCTGGAAGCCGACGCCCGCGCCAAAGCCGAGGACGAAGGCAAGCGCCAGCGTGAGCTGAATCGCCTGCAGCAGAGCCTGACAGTCGACGGCAAGCCGCTGTATGGCGTGCCATCTCAAGCCCCAGCTCGCAAAGACGAACCCGCTGCTTTCAGGAGGGCATCAGTGTTTGAGTGGAGCATTCAGCCGAGTGCTGCGACGCAGACCGGAACCTATGCGTTCACAGCCGTCACCAAAGCGGCCAAACAGGCGCCGCTGGTGTTCACAGCTAGCAACTCCTCAGCGCTTAATGGCCTAGGCAGTTCCACCTCAGGCCCTAACGGAAGCGGCTACAGCCTTCGCAACACCAGCCGAGGCGGTGATCTGCGGGCAACCTCCACTGACTTTCAGATGGATGGCAAACCCGATTTCACGTTTGAGACCTACGTGAAGCTCAACGGCGTGCAGGTGCCCGACAGCTTGATGCAGGTGGATCACTATGTCTGGGTTCTTGGCACCCAGTATTCGTTCAATGGTGGCAGCGCAGGCCGTCGCCACTACATCTACATGCAGTACGAGAAGTGGACTGATCGAGATCGCATAGAGGTTTACTACGACCGCTACACCACCGGCGGCCTTTACTACGAGTACAACCGACTGACAAACACACCGACACTAGAGGCAGGCGCTTGGACTAAAACACCAGGGTTCAACGTGGCACTTAACCCCGGCGAGTGGTTTCATCTTGCCGTCACCCGCAAGTCTCAGGTCATCTATTTTTTCATCAATGGCCAGCTTGCGGCCTATGGCAGCGATGCCAATGGCCCAAGCGATATTGATGCCGATAAGGTAACCATCAACGGTGTCACGGATTTCCAGGTGACCAGCTCAGAGGTGAGCATGGCCAAGACACGCTTTATCCAGAAGGCGCTCTACACCAGCAATTTCACGCCGCCCTAACCATGACCACTCCAGCCCCCAACGCCCAAGCACTCATCCAGCGAGCACAACTGCAGACGCAGGCCAACCGCTACGGGTTTCTGCGCCGCCAAGCTGACGCCAAACTGGTGCAAACAATCGCCAAGTCCTGATGCTGCCGTTTATCACCCCACCTGCGCCGCGCAGTGTGCGTCAGATCGGCAACGCGCAGGTTGGCGTGCTGGAAGTGGAGGTGCGCGGTGGCTTGACCGTTGGCGAGAGTGCCACGATCAGTGAGCTGCTGGCCGCTGAGCAGAGCGCCTTTGTGCGCGGCGCACAGATCGCGGATGCGATTGCCAAGGAAGAATCTATCAGCCTGACCGAGGCGTTCCAGCTGATCGAGAACGCGATTGCTGGCCGCACGCTGGAACCCGAGGCTGATGCAATCCGCCTGCGTCATGCCGAGCAGATTGCTGAGGTCGCCCGCGTCTACAGCAAGGCCGGCTTGGTGAACATGGAAGCCACGGTGACGGCTCTGGTGCGCAGCCGTTGCAACCTCCCGGCTTGGACGCTGGAAGACACGCGCAAGATGGATAAACCCCTGTTCGATGGTTTGTGGGCGTTGGCGCAGGATGAGCAGGCGGCCGAGGATCTGCCCAGCACACCACCCACTGAGGAAGAACTGGGAAAGCCGCAGCCGGTCAAGCCGACCGGCAACAAACGGACTGGGCGGCACTCTTCTGGGAACTAGCCCGAGGGTTCCCCGGTCAATTTGACCGCACCACCTACGGCACGGAGCTGCGGGTGACGGTGCTGGGCGCGTGGAAGGCGCTGCAGAAGCTGAAGCGCGAGGAGATGGCACTGGCTGAGCTGCCGGTGGCCAGCCTTGCGGCACTGACAGCCAACATCAACCGCGACCCCAAGAAAGGCAAGCCGTTTGCGCCGGCAGATTTTGCGTTGTTCCGCGAACGCGAAGAACAAAGGGCACAGCTCAGTCCTGAGGTGGCTGCTGTGGCTTTGGCGCTGCGGCATGAGGACAAGGCGCCACCGATTTTGCTGACGGCATGGACAGAGGTGCTGGCCAGCGCCACCGAGAGCGCCCAGGTGCCACCTGTGCGGGCATTGTGCAGTGATGACGGACGTGTATGGGTGTTGGCCCCCAGCTGGGAGGGCCGCAACATCCGTGGTGGCCTAGTCATGACCAGCGGCTGCGCCCACGGTGATTTTGTGCTGCGTGACATTGACCGCACCCTTGCCACGTATGTGGTGCAGGTGCCAAAGCGGCAGTTGGCAGGTTGGCTAGAAGCTGGACTGCTGCTGGTGTGCGGGGAAACCTCGGATCATGGACATCCTTGCCCTGCGAACGTCAATCGCGGCAACCCTTAGCAGCCTGATCGGCACGTACACGCTGGCAAATGGCAGCACGACGCCGGCAATTTCGGTGCGCGGCAGCGGCGAGAGTCTGCCGGCTGGAACGCGGGTGACTGGAATGGAGGTGGTGATCCTGCGCGATCCAGAGCTGCAGGCCATCCCTAGCTATCAAAAAGGCCAGGCGTTCAATCGGTGGACGCTGTATTTGGTGGATTGGGACAGCACCAGCAGTTTGCAGGAGGCTGCCGGGAAGCTGATCTGGGCATGGCCTGGCAGCAATGCGGTCAGCATCAACGTGCCGCAGAGCGTTGGGCCACGGCACCAGATGCGGGTGGATCTGCAGACGAATCCTGAGACGTACCCGTGATGCAAAAGCTGCTGCCGGTTATGGGTGCAGTGCTGGCGCTGTTGACCACTGTGGTAGGGACCACGCTGGCGATTGATCAGCGGTATGCCAAGAGCCAAGAGGTGGAACAGCAGTTCCGAGAGGCACGGCGTCAGCAGCTACGTGATCGGATTTTTGAGCTAGGGCTGAAGCCGAATCCGACGCCAGCTGATAAAGCGATGCGTGAGTATCTGATCCAGCAGCTGAACGACGCAAAGTAAGGCGCGGAAACCTTGGTGTAGACAAGCGCCCAGCGGTCCATGAGTGTCCTTCCTGGTGGCGGTGACGCCTATTCCCGCTCTGGGTTGGCGATCCCGACGCACGACTACATCGCCAACACCTATACCGGCAGCAATCTGACGCAGACGGTCTTTCGTCGTGGTGGGGCGAGCGGCACGGTGGTGGCGACGTTGACGATGACCTACGACGGCAGCGGCAACCTGCTGACAGTTACCCGGAGCTGAGCAGATGCCATACACCTATAACCCCCTGCTGGATGCAGGACTGGATCAGACGGGTAGCGGCGGCAGCGCCACAACGCCTGGTGGCAGCAACACGCAGCTCCAGTTCAACGACAGCGGCAGCTTCGGCGGTGACGCCGATCTGACGTACAACAAGACCACCAATGCGTTGACGATTGGCGGTGATGTCACGCTGAACGATGGCGGCAGCTTCACGACGACGCTGCAGACGATCACGCCAACGGCAAACCGCACCCTGTCGCTGCCGGATGCCACTGGCACCGTGGCGCTGGTAGCAGGTAGCAGTGGACAGATCCTCTACAACCTCAGTGGCGCTGTTGCTGGCACCAGCATCACCTTCAGCAGCACCACCGGCACCCGCTTCACGCTGCCCTTTGGCTATGGCTCTGGTGCTGGTGGCACCGTCACTCAAGCCACCAACAAGAGTACGGGCGTCACGCTGAACACCCGTTGCGGTCAGGTGACGATGAACAACGCCGCGCTGAACGCTAACACCACGGTGTCGTTTGTGCTGACCAACAGCGACATTGCTGCTGGTGACGTGCTGGTTCTGAACCACATCAGCGGCGGCACTGCCGGCTCCTATCTGCTGAATGCTCGCTCTGCGGCGGGCTCAGCAACCATTGATGTCCGCAACATCACAGCGGGCAGCCTGAGCGAGGCGATCGTGATCGCCTTTGCTGTCATCAAAGCCACTACCGCCTGAGGATTACCATGGCTCAATTCACTGTTGACATTCCTGATGAGCTGCTGCCGGCCTTGGCGGCCGAGTACAGCATCGTCGCTGCTGCCGGTAGCACCGCCGCTGCCAGTGCTGAGGAGTATTTCGCTGCCAGCGTGGTGGAAACCGTGCGCCAGCGTGCTGAGATTTACAAGGTTGGCCCGTATTACGTCGGCCCTGTGGATCCGCAGTTCAATGCTGATGGCACGCCCTACGGCGTAGACAACGACACTAACGGGGGTGGGGTGTGAGCTTAATCCTGGCTAAGCCGACTGGAGCAAAGCTGGTGTTTCACGTGCCGGCATTCCCCACCAGCCCTGCGCCAACGAATGGGCAAACATGGACGGATCCTGTCACGAATGTGAGCTGGACCTATCAGACCAGCACCAGCACTTGGAGGCTGACATGAACTGCGGCCTTGTAGTCGATGCCCCTACTGCTGCTGGGAGGATTGAGCCATGAGTTGGATAATTACGCCTGGCTTTAGCTTTGACACTGACGCTGCTGGGTACATTGCCGCTGTTGAGGCTGCTGACGGCGAAGCGCTGGAGACGGGCACCCGCTATGCCATTGACAACTTCGTAATTGGTTGCAAGCAAGATGGCATTTGGGATGCAATCAAAGCCAGTTGCATTTTGGCTGGAGCACGAACGTTAAGTGGGGCGCTTGTTCCGCTGAAAGGTACGGCGCCCACCAATTTTAATTTCGTAGCTGGTGACTACAACCGTAAGACGGGGTTAGTTGGGAATGGGAGTACGAAGTATTTGAATAGCAATCAAAATAACAACGCTGATCCGCAAAACAATAGGCACCTTGCAGCGTATGCAACAACCTCACAACCATCTGGAACAGGGTTTTATATTGGGGGACGGACTTCTGCAGGCAGCAACATAGGCGCTTCTACTTTGGGGTCAGATAGCAACCAGCATTTCTCTAGAAGCAGTTGCGCAACACTGTCATATGTAGGACCTACTAGCAATGGCCTTCTTGGGACTAGCAGATCCTCGTCTAATACTTATATCGCAAGAAATGGACAGGCAAATACCGCTATATCGCAAAATTCTGAGGTGCCAGCAAATCGTCTTTTAACGCTTTTTTCCTTAAATCAGGATACCGGCGTCGCATCCGGAACCTACTCCAACGCCCGCATCGCCTTCTACTCCATTGGTGAAGCCCTCGACCTCGCCAAACTTGACGCTCGCGTGTCGTCTCTGATAACTGCCATTGGAGCTGCTATCCCCTAACCAGCCCCACTAGACGCAATGACTTCTGCGCCCTGGCGGTGACGCGGGGCACCGGCTGAAGACGGAGCAACTAGGGCGGGGCCGAAAAAACCAGCAGCGAAAGACGTTTCTAGGTTTGACTGCTTCGCTCCAGTGAAAAATCCGGGGCCGGATGCGGTTTCTACTTCTGTACGCCACCTCACCTATGGCCATCACTGCTACCCGACGCTCCGAGCTGCGCAATATCGATTCCCTGTTGGCTGCGGGCTGCTCAAAGCCGGAGACCAAGCACCTTCGCGGCTTGCTCTTGGGCGCTGCATGGCATCCCGACTACACCTCCCAAGAACTGAAGTACATCAAGGGGCGTCTGATCGACCGCTTTAACCAAGAGGAGTGCGCCTGGTAGACCTGCACACTACGGCGCGGGGAAACCTTGGGATAGACACCAGCGCCCCATGACGCCTGAGGAAGTCGCCGGCCTAGCCATTGCGCTGTTGGCCGGCTCTGAGCTGTTGAGCTACATCCCCAGCGTCCGGGCCAACGGCTGGGTGCAGCTGGTGCTGGCAGCGTTGAAAGGCATTGCCGCTGCTGCCCAGGAAGCCAACAACGACAAAAAGAAGGGCCGCCTCCGGTGATTGAAATCTGGGCAGCGTTGGTTGGAGCCGCTGTGGCTGTGGGCGCCGGAGGTCTCGGCAGCTTTGTGCGTCGTGATGAAGAGTCCGCAAAGTCGGTGGTGCGGCTCACCGCTGCCGT